CATGCTGCCGCGTGTTCGATCCTAACAGCGCTGCTGCAAAGGAACGTCGTGCTGCCAAGCAAGCGGCGACCCAAACGGATGAAGTGCCCTTCTAAGGCGCCCATCTACTACATGACCGCTCGTGTCGCCTTCAAGAAACGGAAGGTTGTACACGAGCGTGTCGTGTGGGTAGTATCTGTGTTCGAGAATCCCAATGACATACGCAACTACGACATCAAAACCATGAGCCGATTGGAGCAAGAGCTTTACGGCAAGACATCTAAGTCGGACAGAAGCATCCTCATCAGGGAGATTCTCACGAAGAAATTTATTTCCAATTCAAACCTGACCCTCGATGAACACAAGAAACAAAATCAAATCAAAGTGTAAGCAGTTGGAGAACCTTCTGCTGCAGAAGAATGCGAAGTATGGAAACTCAGCACTCGAACCGCTGAATGTTTTCTCAGGAGCTGGCGCCGTAGCTGGCATCAAGATGCGTATCGACGACAAGCTCAAGCGCATCAAGAACGCAGGTCTCGTGGACGCAACGGAGGATACGTTGCAAGACCTTGCTGGATACCTTATCCTCCTTATGATTGCGAAGGACAATGAAAGTAACGATATTCAAAGACGTATTCGACAAGACCAACCCCCATCACATAAGCCTGAGCCAAGCACTGTCTCGGATCAAGGATGGGAAGTCGAGTACGACAGTATCTGAAGTCCGAGCTGGAGATAAGGAAAAGAAGAAGGAGCTCCCCGTTGTTTGTTTCAGCGGGGAGTTTCTATCTCGATCCGATGAGGATCTGTTCGAGCACTCAGGGTTTATTGTGCTGGACTTCGACCACGTTGACGTCAAGTCTACGAAGACGGCACTAGCTACTGACAACTTTATTCAGTCATGCTGGACCTCACCTAGCGGCAACGGGGTGAAGGCTCTTGTACAGATCACAAACCCTGAGAGACACCGCGATCACTTCCGTGCGCTGGTCAAGTACTTTGAGAGGACCCATGGTCTAGATCTTGACGAGTCTGGCATCAACGAATCACGTGCATGCTTTGAGTCTTACGACCCAGACATCATCATCAAGGATGATCACAAGAAGTTTGGTGCGTTTACAACAGAGCACGCGGAAGCTCAGGTCCCAACCAACGAGACCTACGATCACACTGACTACATGAAGCTGAACCTAGCGTGTCGTATGATACGTCAGGCAGAGGATGGACAGAAGCATGTGATGCTTATGAAAGCTTCTCGCCTTGTTGGTGGTTTCATCTCAGCAGGTAGGATTGAAGAGGACGAGGCCATCAGGGTTCTTCACAGGGAGATATGCAAAAGAGACATCTCATCTGAGTCTCAGGCTATGTCCACCATCATTGACGGCATTGAACACGGAAAGCAGATGCCTATCCGTGATCTCATTGACGAAGAGAAGTCTGCTCAGAGAGAGATGCTCATCAACGACGGAGATATGTCCTTCATATCTTCTGATGACACAGACTTCAGGTGGATTGACGACTACTCTCAGGGTAAGATTGCTCTTGGGCTGGACACCGGAGACCCGAAGTTCGATGAGTTCTTCAGGTACAAGAAGGAGTTCACCATTATCAATGGTCACTCTAACGTGGGTAAAACCACAACTGCCTTGTATCTCATAGCGAACTCAGCCATCAGGCACGACTGGAAGTGGATACTATACTCCTCGGAGAACCGTACCGCATCCCTGAAGATGACTCTGATGCAGTTTGCAATGGACAAGAAGGTGGCCGATATGACATATGTGGAGAGGAAGGAGGCGTACAAGTGGGTGCAAGATCACTTCATCGTTATCAGCAACGATCAGGTGTACTCCTACGCAGACATCATACTCTTCATGGAGAAGGTCATCAGACAAGATCCTGTTGACGCCATCTTTATTGACCCGTACAACAGCCTCAAGCTGGATATGAAGGGGAGCAACATCAGCACCCACGATTACCACTACGAGGCTGCCTCAGAGCTCCTGACTTTCAGCAAGGCCAATGAGGTTGCGGTTTGGCTTAACTGCCACTCAGCTACAGAGGCTCAGCGGAGGAAGGGACCCGATGGACTGCCCACTGCTCCGTATGCAGAGGACACAGAGGGTGGAGGAAAGTTCGTGAACAGAGCAGATTGTTTCATTACGATTCACCGAAAGGTTCAATCGATGGACCCCAACATCCGCAAGATGAGCGAGATACATGTTCGTAAGGTGCGTGAAGTAGAGACTGGAGGATCACCCACACCTTTGGAAGATCCATACTGCCTCGTCATGAATCTTTCACATACTGGGTTCACGACACGCATCGGACAACGTGCTTTGTTTCAACCGATTAACTTTATCGAGAAGGCTCAGATGCCCGTGTTTACTGACTTCCTGTCTGTGAATACTTGATTTCTCAAATTTTCATTGGTAACTTCGCCAATATGAAGAAGAGAACAAAGACTCCTAAGAGACGTTCATCCAAAAAAAAACACTTGGGAAGGTATGCTAGTTCTCTAGAGAAGTATTGTGCTGATCAGTTAAAAGAATACGGGCTAGCTTTTGACTATGAGGAACACACCTTTGAGCTTATGGAGAAGTTCAGGTTCCCCAACAAGTATTTTAAAATGACTGCTAAGGGTAAGGAGATGGCAGACCGATCTGGGTCTGTCGTCCTCCCTATCACATACAAACCCGACTTCGTCGGAAGAGATCATGACTGGATCATTGAGACAAAGGGATACCTCCCGTCTCACCATGACTTCCCTATGAGATGGAAACTATTCATGCGACATCTTGTGGGAACTGACTCCAAAACCATTATCTTTCTCGCAAAGAATAGTTCTCAGGTGGATCACGCCATTCAAGAGATACTTAAATCGATTAAGGATGGAGATATATAGACTCAGTTCCTACTACCTGATAGCATGTGATCGTGTCCACCAAGTGATGGATGATTTGTATGAAGCTCTTCACGATGACAAAGGAGACCCCCTAACTGATTTGGAATCAGTTGTTGATATTGTGTCTTCTAGTCGAAAGGAAATTTACGAAGAGTTAGACATCATCAAATCAATCGTCGCAGAGCATGAAGGTTCACAAGGTAGAGGTCACAAATGATATGATCCGCAGAGCCACGGAGAAATCCAAGTGGCACGGAGATATTAATAACAGCATAAGACACGGAGAAGGAAACGTGGTCGGATACCTCGGAGAGGAGATGGCCCTTAAGTTTCTCAGTGATGTGGTTGAAGAGAACAACTACGATTATGATATGGTTAGGTTCAAAGGAACCCCACATCAGTATACTATAGATGTGAAGACGAAGGAAAGGGGTGTCAACAAGAAGACTGGCAAACCCATTCAGCCAAGGGGATACTACACGGTGCATGTTACAACTGCATCACTACATCAAAGAGTTGATACATATGTGTTTGCTCAGGTCAATAAGGTGAAAGAAGGATATGAAGGTTGGATATTGGGTTGGATGGACAAGGATGAGTTCCTTAAGAAAGCGAAGAAAGTAAACGAAGGTGACCTCGATGAATACAACAAGCCAGAAACAGCCGACGCATTTAAGATGGAAATCAAAGACATTATTAGCTACTGATGACTAAGTACAAAACATCACCTGAGGCTCGCGCTAAGATTGACGAGCTGCTCAGAAAGAACGCAGCTTATCAAGCAGCAAACAACTGCGTAAGCAATACCAAGGCTCAAGAGAAAGAGATCAACCGTCATTGCAACCGGGAGTTCATTCACCCCATAAAACAGATTGATCCAGTCTTCTATCAGTCCATCAAGTTTCAGAACGATTGACTATCTTTGTCTTGTTACACGGGTTAGTTAGCTGTGGAACTTCGCAATCTGTGAGAGGGGGATTACATAAGTCCCCCTCTTTTTTGCGTTATATCTTTGCAACAAACAACAAATACTGTTTTATGAAAAACTTTTTTATCACACTTATGTTGCTGATACCCATGGGATTGGAAGCTCAGACCGAGGCCCCTGTTTCCTGTGGCATAGAGTGCAACCACGTAGATCACGACTTCGAAGACTGGCTCCAGCTTCGTCGCTCTGGAAACCGCAACTCGGACTACTTTATCAAGTACATCCCTGTTGCTTTCCACTCTTATGACGGAGCTATCACAGCCGAACAAGCTGACTCTGCCTTCGTTCTTCTGCAGGAGCAGATGCTTGGTACAGGCATCGTGCCCTGCCGCGCTGAAGGAAACTTCTTCCACGAATGGAGCAACCTCCCAAGTGAGGATCCAGTGTGGGACAACCCCCTCTACTTCCAAGCTATGCAGGCCGTCGACCTTGCGGGCACCTCGCCTGTTGACATCTGCAACATCCACGTTTTCGAGGGAATCGGTAGTGGTATCGCAGGCTTCTCTTGGATCAACCAGAACCCAGCCACCAACTCTTGGGATGGTATCTACCTCCGTGGATCTAGCGCAGCTACGCCAGTAATCACTCACGAGATGGGGCACTACTGTGGCTTGTTTCACACATTTAATAATGGACAGTGCGGACCTAACGAGGCAGACTGTGAGACGCAAGGCGACAGGGTTTGTGATACACCCCCCACGGTCGCAAACCTCTCTTGTGAGAATCCTTTCTGTGAGGATGCGGACTACACAAACCACATGGACTACACGCCTAACTACTGCCGCGATCACTTCACGACGGGGCAGGTGTTGCGTATGCATGCTATCCTGAACAACGGATACCGAGCTTCTGTGTGGCAGTCAGGTGAGTGCACCGACCCCAACTTTTTGGACGTGCAGCTCTTGTCTGTGCGCAACGAGCGTCGTTGTGACGATGTGTTTGTCCCTATTGTAAAGGTGGCGAACTTCACAGAGATCGATGCTGAAGACGCCGAGCTCACTGTGATCCTCAACGGGCAGACGTTTGAGACTACACTGGACGTTCCAGCCATGTCCATTCAGTCTGTTGAAGGGCCTGAGATGTCTGTCCCATACGACGGTGACTACGATGGAGAGGCCTTTGTAATTGTAGTTGGTGATGTCAACGCAGACAACAACGTCAGCACGTTCCAGTACAGCCCTCGTCCTTTGGCTACGTTCAACGTAGTCATCCAGCACGACGCTTGGCCCGAGTCGGAGCAGTGGAAGCTGTACAAAGAAGGGCAAGCAAGCTCCCTCTACACGGGTCAGCAGTGGTATGCGGCAGGTGGGTACAACACTAACCTCCCTTACGATACTTACGAAGATGGATTTAGCTGGGAGCCTTACTTCACCCACGACGAGGTGTGCCTTTCTGAAGGATGCTATGGAGGATGGTTCAGACACCACGGGTACGCCTCCACTCAAGAGCTTTACGACAACAGCAACCCCGACCTCGAAGGTCTCGTGTGTGGTGTAGACATCTACGTAGAGAGAGGATTTGAAGTAGACACCCTCTACAGCTATCACATCACTGCTTTCTCTGACTCATGCGGCATGAACATCCTGTGTGAGGACGTCAACCAAGAGTACATGATCGGATACATCGGAGGTCCATCATACGAGTGGGAGTACGACCTATGTGTTGAGGATCGTTACGACGAGCTTGTAGATACTGAGGAATCGGTTGACCCCTGCATGGGTGACTTCGACGGCGACGGATCTAGAGGCCTTGACGACCTACTTCTGCTGTGCGGGGAGATGGGTCAAGATGGGCCTGCGTGTGTCTGCGATACCGATGGAGACATGGTTGTAGATATCATCGACTTTGCAAACTTCTTGCAAGTGTACGGAACCGATTGTGAGGGTAACAACCTTCCCATCCCTACAGTTAGACAACTTGAAGAGTTGAACCTCAACCCGATCTTCCTCACCATGGAAGGAAAAAGGGTCCCACCTGGACCTGTAGCCTTCGGAGTGTATATCGCTCAGTTCGAGGTGAACGGAGTAAAGAACTTTGTGAAAGTAATCCAATAAAGAAAGGGGCTTCGGCCCCTTTTCTTTTACCCTCTAAGTCTGTCGTTCTCTTTTTCTAGGAACTCCAAGCGGACCTTGTACTCAGCCAGCTCGGTCATAACTGCGGAGAGTCTGTCTTGAGTCTCCGCCTTCTCTTTGTATGCTTGCTCAAGCTTCTCCTCGAGTACAGCTACGCGCTCACGAAGGTCATCACGGAACAGAGTCTGCTCACCCTTGTCCTCTTTGCGCTCTTCGTGCTTAAGCTTGAGCCTGCTCTGGTAGAACTGCCAAGCCCCAGCAGAGCCGAGGACGGTTACGATTGTGATGATTGTCTGAGGGTCCATTATTTCCTGTAGAGTTCTTCGTGAGATACACGATACAAATTCCAGATGCTCATGGCACAAATGAGAATCCATCCCAAGTGTGAGCCTTGCATCATACCTGCCGTTGTGTAGTTGGCGACAGTGGCGATTGAAATAATAGATGCGATTTGAACTGCAATTTTACGCATAAACAATCTACCGTCCCAGAGGGCACAGTAGACTTGAAATCCGCCAGCCAAGTGAGCTGCGATCTGCAGCAACACCCATGGATTCCCGAGCTCGAACATCGCGAAAGGAAGAATAGACATGTGAAGCACCCCGATCATGAGTTCGTTGGACTCAGAGTCGGTGTACTTCATGATGGCCTTGGCTCTTGCGAGTCCTTTCTTGTCCCTTAGAGGCATTTGCTAAACTCTATAAGCCCCCACAAAAACTTCTTGCTCCAGAGTCTCAGCCGCTGCATGACTCACAATCTTCAGGGTTCTCAATGTTGCACTTGATAGTACCATCCTTGATCTTTTGCTCCTGCTCCTTGAGCCTGTCTTGATCAAGGAAGTCGCAGCTGAAGTCTTCTTCGTGAATCATTTTCTAGATTTTTCTATGGTCCTTCCCGCAAAATATGCACCGAATGAGGTGAGCATCAGGATTTCGAGCAAAGATACATAACTATCTTTTACGTTAAAGGGGAGCTGATCCATGGAGTCGAGAACCATGGTCACCATAAACATGACCATGAGTGCGATCAGAGTCACAGGTCTTATGTACTTGGCGAGTTTCACGTCGCTCCCCATGTCCGCCTTCCACCTCTCGGTTACATTGTTCTGAAACGCAATCTCTGCCTCAACGATAGCCTTAGCTTCTGCTGGATCTACACTGTCTTCCTTGTCTAGGAGGTTCTTTACGATGCCGAGCGCTCCCTTGTCGGGGAGCAGCTCGCCTACGGTGTCCAGTACGGTGGGCGCCTTGTCTTTGAGCCAGGCCCCCAGCCTTGTGTCTTTGATTTTATCTTTCATGTATAGCGTTCGTTATGGCGTTCCTTGATCTAGGGTCGGTGTACTTGCCCCTGAGCTCGTAGTATGCTTTGTTGAACTGACTGATCTCAACTAACTCAGCTTCAGTAAGTTGATGTATAGCGTTAATTCTGTCTAGGTAGTCTTCGATCTTCTGGGCGTTTTGCTTTGCCTCTCTTATAATCTCAAGTCTCTTCTTGGTCCCCTTGAGTATCTGATTGAGCTGCTGCACACCCACGAAGTTCAAGCCCTGGGCATCTGTCTCACCCTTCTCGATTTCCCTTGTGTACTGCCCCAGCTCGTTG